ACAAACATCAGTCGGTTGCCGTCTTTCTTCAGCAGACCTTTTTTCTCAGCCAAATCAGTGAGCCCACTGTAGGGATTCATGCCTGTTTCGTACGGAATCTTGACCTGCATGCCCTCAAACGGTTTGGCATAACGAGTTTTCATGACTTTACAGCCGGCGCGAATGCCCATGACTTCGCTAATCTTGTTGCCGTCTTCGTCTTCTTTGAGTTTCATTTTCTTCATGGCAACCACAATACTGGAAGCATAGATAAAGCCCTGGCCACCCGAGATCTTGTCGTCTGGATCAAACATGTCCTGACTGGCATAGGTGTGATTGGTACAGACCATGCCCACATTGTAGCTGCCAAACATGTTGACACAGTTACGAACCAATGCAGTCAATGCCTTGGGTTTACGACCCATGTCGCCTTTTAAATCACCTGCTTCAAATTGATTCATGTCAGTGGGAGTCAACAACATGCCCAAGCTATCAATAACAAACAGAACCTTCATGCGCTCGCCATCAGGCAAGGTCTTGTAGTCGGTCATGAACGTGCTGATAGTTTTGGCCACATCATCAATCATGGCCATGTTGAGCTTGAGCAGTTTGTCCTCGCTGGTGTCAACGCCCAAGGCATGCAACCATGCTTCGTCTAGTGCATTTTCTGTGTCAACCAAGATGACAAAGATGCCTTGCTGTTGTGCGTTCTTGACAATGTTGCCGGAACAAATATAACTCTTGCCTGCACCCGACTCACCAGCAAACACAGTGACCTTGCCCAAGGGAATGCCTCGGTTAAAGTCTCCACTGATGAGATAATTCAAGGCAAAATTGCCGGTGCTGATCCAATCAGTTGGGTCGTTAAATCCGATACTCAATCCGTCGATGCTCTTGGTAATGTCCTTGCGGAACTTGCTGACGTCAAATGGTTTTGCCATGATTACTTTCCTTCTTTAAGTTTGTATAATTCTGTAAAAATCTTGCTGCTGTCTATTCCGCGCCGTTGATCCATAATGGCCAATTGTTCAAACGAATTTGTCAAATTCTTTTCAATCGGTTGCTCTATGTAGTGCAGCATATTTCGATAACTGTCTTCGAGCAAGTATCCAGGATTCTCGTTGATTCGTGATTGCAATTTCGACTTCAATGAGTTTAACACAGTGTCTGGTAAATGTCTAATGTTTAGGTAATCAGGACTTAGCAGTGCCCCAATGACGAAACTATTGTTGTGAAATCCTAGACCTTTTAAATAATCCACATAGTCAAATACGGTATCATAGTTCAACAAAAACCACAGCATATTGAAACTTATCTTATGATCGAGTCGTCTGATTGTGTTTAAATTGTCTAAAAAGTCAGACCACTGGCCGCCAAAACGTATATATTCAAATTCTTCTTTGACAGTTTCTGCACTCACTGTCCAATGAACATTTTTAAAACCACACACCGCATCAAACACTCCGGTGTCAACTTTGCTGAGATTGGTGTTTATCCTGAGATTGACTTCAGGGTTTAATTCTCGAAGCAGTTTTAAATTTTCCTTCATCAACAAGGGTTCACCCCCAGCTAGGTAAACATGTTTGAGATTTCGAGCATGTTGATAAATGTAATTGCTGAAATTTGTTTGCTGTTGCTCAGTTGGTTGCTGTATTTTTTTGCCCAGTTCGTCGGCCCATTTGCTACTGAATTCCGGGCTGCAATATACACAGGCAAGATTACACAAATTGGTCCAGCGGACATCAATGGTCTGTAGATCAAAATTATTGGGTTGATAGGTATCCAATGGTGTTTGTTTGAACTCTCGTATGTAGAAAATTCTATCACTGATGATATCAAAACCTTTTTTACCATGTTCTAAGTCGTAACAGGTATGGCAACCAGCAGCTGGTTGGTTATTTGCTATATTGGTTTGTTTGGTCACATTGGTAGGGCCCAACAATATTTCTTCAATGGGGTTGTCCTTGATGTTGCCTAGTGCGCCGGTTGCTGAATCACTGCGAATACAGTTTTTTACCCGGCCATCAAAGTTATACATCAACCCGGTCCACGGCATTGGGCAAAAATGTTTGTTGGTTAATATATCCTTGGGCGTCATGCTGGTCCTAAAGAAATATCTGATATTTTTAGATTGTTGCGTGTGGCCATTTCTAATAGACCCATCAAGGTTTTGGCCCAATTATCAACATCAGCTGCTGGTGGCACAGTTTTGTCTGGGCCGGTAGCAATGTTGCCAGGACGCACCAGTGTGATTTTTACTCCAAGTCTACGATGCCGTATTTGCCGCACAGCTTCTTCTAACGCAACCTTTTGCAAACGGTAATGATCCATATCCAGACCCGGCAACAAACACACCGGCTCTTGTGTCATCATGGTGCTGATCACAACAATGTGTTTCTTTGTTCCGGTCCAACGACGGGCCATTTCAAACAACAACTCGGTCTGTGCGTATCCGGCCTGTGCATTATTGACAAAAACATCACAGGGTTCAATTTGATCACAAATCTTAGGAGTATTACGAATATTGTTGCCGTCACGCTGACTAAGTCCTACAATTTCATCACCGTTGAGTTGATATTCTTGTGCGAGGGCCCGGCCTATGCCGGCTGTGTGTCCAGTGATTGCTATTTTCATACTATGCCTCTCAGTTGTTTTTGTTTTGCTATATATGCATCTCTAGCTGTCGCATCTGCATTATCAACACTCAACTCAAAGGGCGTTTTCAAATAAGCATAGCTGTGATCAATTCCGTGCTCTTGTGCAAACAGTTGAATGTTGCACAAATCATCAACATTCAACACACTGACCGTTGTCCACAAATTCAATACCACCGGCATTGTTTTGTATATCATCAAATTGTCATAAAAGTTTTGCCATGGTATCGGCCAACGAACAAATTCAAAAACACTCCCGATGCCATCACAACTCACGGTCACTGTGACTTCAATACCTTGATTGGCAATGTCTGTCAGTTCAGTTAACACTGTACTGCAATTGGTATTCAGTCTGAGTGTTTTTAAATTAGGCGGCAAATTTTTTAACAGTTTTTTATAGTTTTTACTGTAACTGGGTTCTCCGCCATTGATATCTAGATGCACAATTCGTTCTTGTGGCAGGTTCCAGAATCGATCAGTATTATTAATTATAGGAAATCTAGGACCCGTTAAACTTCCTATTCTGGTGCTGAGGTTTTGATTGCAAGTTTGACAAGCAGCATTGCATAAATTGTCCAATACACCGCTTACTTGTAGATAATCTTTTTGTGTTGTTCGACCGTCCGATGTTGTTGCATATACTCGTATGCTGTTGGGTTCAGTTTCTTGACAGCGAACACATTCAGTGGGCCACTGATCGTTGGCCATTATCTCTTTTGTTTTTACTAGCCATGTACTTGATTCCATATCCTCTAATGTATCAAATTGAGGTGGGTTGACCATATGCCCACAGCGACTAACTGTGCCATTGGTATTAAAACGAACAAAATGGTCTAGTCTAGGACAATACATTCAATGGTTTTAAAATTTTTTCTGCATGACCAATTACATAATCGTATGCAACAGAGTCTGTATCTTTTATACATTGCCACAATTGTCCAACGGTTATACTTGAGTTAACTCTGGCAAACAACTGATTGTCGATACGTTGATACATTTCCGCTTGTTTTATTGAATTAGTTTTGTCGATCAGGTCCGCAGATGCAGAGCCAAATCCTGGGTCGCGTTTCACGTTTGTTATCTCAGTGAGATTTTTCATGTCTAAAAAATTTAACTGAGTATCAAGTTTTACAAATCTTGCTAAATTTGCTAGCCACATAAACTGAGGAGCATAGTGACTGTTTAAATATAGATAATTTAACGCAAACCATTCTACGGTTGCTGGATCAAGAGTTGGATTATCTCTAAGAATAATCTGTATATAACTGTTGATTCCTGATGCTAAACGTGTTTTAGGATCTCTAACTATCACATCAATTGAGTTGATGTGTGTTAACTGTTCATTGAACCGCACACGCCAACCGTTTTGTTTAGCTGCTCGGTGTATGCTTGAACTACCGTTTTTAAAAATAGGATAGACATACCGCTGTGAGGGTACGATTTCAATTACCTCACAGCGGTCTGGAAACAAAATGCGATCTAAATGCGATAGCATCCGTTAGGCTTTTTGACGGGCCCTGATCATTGCCAAGATGTCCTGCGCTTTGTCACTGGCAGCTGGTTTGGCCACCACTGGAGCCGTGGCCACTGCTGGCTCGTCTTCATCATCAAAGTCGTTAGCAACTGCTGGTGCTGTCTTGGCCGCCGGCGCTGGAGTGTCTTCGTTTGCAGTAGGTGCTGGTGCGGAACCACCAGCTGGTGCTGACACGCCAGCCGGACGGAAATACTGACCCCAACGTTCTGTGTCATAGCTTTGACCTTCAACTGAAGCTTCAAACATTTCTTTGATGACCTTGAGTTCAACTTCGCCGGGCTTCTTGGGCATGAACGTGCTCAAGTCAAACAGACCATGTTTCTCAACTGCTGCCTGTTCAGCTTCGGTCAATGCTGTTTCTTTTCTGGCCCACTTGGATCCATTGTAGTCAGCGTAGCCACCTTTGGAGCCTTTGCTGATACGGAAGTCCAGGCCACGCAGGTAGTCAGTTGGCAATTCTTCCAATTCAGGATCCATTAACGCACCTTTGATAGTGGTAAAGATCTGAGGACCAATGATGAAACGACGGATTGGATTTTCTGGAGTCTTGTCGTCAGCTAAAGGATTCTCACGCACAAAACCTTGAAAAATGTATGAACGCTTTTTCCAATACTTACGACCCATTTCTTCTAGACTCTTGTCTTTGAACCAAGTGCGAACTTCGGTCAACACTGGGCAAGTGTCGCCCCACATTTCCACGCAGGGAATTTGTACATATACCTGTTTGGATTCCATTTCGCCCTTGATGCCATTGAATGGCAAGCGAATCATGGCTCGTTCCTGCCAGAAGAATGTGTTTTTGGTGTTGCCGTCGGGGAGGAATCTGAGTGTTGCGCTGGCGCCTTCTTCCATGTTCCAGTGTGGATAAATTGCATTGTCACCACCTGTGGAATTACCGCCTTGTTTGTTGCCTTCTGATTGTGCGAGTCTCGCACGGATGTCTGCTAGAGATGCCATAGTTAGTTGCCTTTCAAAATGTGTTTACTATGTTGCCGATCTAAAAATTTAGATTGAGTTGCCTGTGATACCAAAGAAAAAAGCGTATGCACTGATGTAGTATATACGCTTTGTTTCCCAGCGTCAATGGTATTTATGACGCGGTTGCTCAGATTGCAGAATTATTTCTTCATTCCGGAAAGTTCTTTGAGTCTGTCCAAAAAGCTGACGTCTTTGCTCACTTCGGTCATACGGCCGGCATGTCCGTATTGACCAGCCAAAGATGATTTGTTTTCTTTTGGCATTGAGTCTGGGTGTGGCCGGCCGTGAGCACGTTGATAAAAATCAAATTGGGCTTTGCGATCTTTTTGTTCGACGTCTTGAACAGTCAATGGTGCTTGGCCTGCTTGCTTGCGTTGGATCGCTGGACGTTCATAATCACGAGGATTGGTGGGATCGATTGCTTCGTCGGTTTGGTCAGTTTCTTGGTAAATCATGTGTTTGGCAGCTTCTTTTCCGGCTCCGCTAACTAGGCCGAGACCTTGTGTAGCAGCCTTCATAGCACCTTTAACAACAGTAGCAGTTGATGATTCTTCGTTAGTATCTTGTCCACTTAGTTTGTCACCAATTTTACCACCAGCCAGGCTACCAATTGCGCTGCCTATTTCTGGACCAACTGTTGCGCCTGCTACCCCACCGGCAATTGCACCAGGAACACCACCAACGGCTCCACCTAGTGTTGTGCCAACTGCCGGTCCTAGGGCTTTTCCGGCTATTTCACCCGCAATGCCTCCAGCTGCACTACCAGCCAGGGTACCTTTCCACCCGTCAGTTAATGTGCCTTCGTCCATGTCGCTATGATCATATTCCGGAGCTGGACTCTTGGCAGCAGGAACTCCTGCAATCTTCAACATGCTGGCCAACGGATCTTGGTATTCGTCCGCGTAGTCGCCTGCACTTTCGCGCTCTATACCGTAATCTTCATCCGGAACGCCTGGACTGTGGCTGCCATAACCTTCCATGCCCAGGTCAGAACCAAAGCGATCTGCTACCCATTCATGTGGGTCACCGGT